CGTTGAAAAAACTTTTGCGGAACCTGGAACTCCAACTGAGTATTACGTTTATTTCCAATTCACTTCGACTATGACAAATACGCCAGGTAGATATGTTGGTCAATTCTTGATTAAAAATGATGAAGGGAATTTAATTCTTCCTATTAGAGAAGAACTTTACATCAACGTTCAACCAAGTTTTATTTCTGAATCTCCTTGTTGTTAATTTGATTCTAACTGATTCGTTTTCTATATTTATTGTAGAATGAGTAAGGTAAATTTCACAATATCGTGAAAGCCAATAAACCACTCGCAATACATCATGATTAGTAACGAAGAAATTGAATCGTTCCTTCACGGAAACGACCCTGAAGAATTTATTGTAGCCATCGAATTTGACTACGCATCCAACTCCATTTTTAAAATTAAAGAGATCCCGGGTAAGGGAAAAGAAATACGTAAAGATAGTTTCATACCTTTCGCATGGGTGGGAGATCTAAGAGGTATTGGTTTTTATGGTGATTCCAAAGCGGAACAAAAAACCGCCATGACAAAATATTCTATTGTCATCGATAAGTTAGAAACTCACGGAAATGAAAGATTACAAAAAGGAATGACTTACATGGTCAAGTCCCTTAAAGGTTATAGAGAACTTATACAATTCTTCCGTGATGGTGGATGTGATCCGTGGGGAGAAAAAACAAAAGACAAGGTTATGATTCTACCTCCTGTAGAACAATACTTAATCTCCAAAGAAAAAAGATTATTCAAAGGTTTTGAAAACTACGAAGAAGTTACAAGACTTGTATATGACTTGGAGACGACTTCTCTTGAACCCAAAGATGGTCGTATCTTCATGATTGGAATTAAAACTAATAAAGGTTATCACCGTGTTATTGAATGTATCGATGAGTCTGAAGAAAAGAATGCGATTATAGAATTCTTCAAAGTTATTGATGAATTAAAACCGAGTATTATCGGTGGATATAATTCAGCAAACTTCGACTGGCATTGGATATTCGAAAGATGTAATATATTAGGGATTGACCCAAGAAAAGTATGTAAGTCGTTACACCCCCAACATTCATTCACAAGAAAGGATAGTATGTTAAAACTTGCAAACGAAGTTGAGACATACACTCAGACTTCGATTTGGGGTTATAACGTTATTGATATCATTCACGCAGTTCGTAGAGCTCAGGCAATTAATTCAAGTATTAAAGCCGCGGGTTTGAAGTATATTACAAAATACATAAACGCTGAAGCGCCTGATCGTGTATACATTGATCACCTTAATATTGGTAAGATGTATACCAACAAAGAAGAGTTTTGGTTGAATACACAAAATGGTAATTATAAGAAGGCAACTGAGTATGAAGATTTGGATGTAAAGTTTCCTGGGGTATACAAAAAGATTACTGGGGACAAATTAGTTGAGATGTATCTTGATGATGACTTGGAAGAAACTTTAAAGGTTGACCAAGAGTTTAACCAAGGGTCGTTCCTACTTGCGGCAATGATTCCAACAACTTATGAAAGAGTGTCTACAATGGGTACCGCAACATTATGGAAGATGTTGATGTTGGCGTGGTCTTATAAACATGGACTTGCAATACCTGCTAAAGAATCTAAGACAGACTTCGTAGGAGGTCTTTCTCGACTACTTAAGGTTGGATATAGTAAGAATGTATTAAAGCTCGACTTCTCGTCTCTATACCCCTCTATTCAACTTGTACACGATGTATTCCCTGAGTGTGATGTAACAGGTGCAATGAAAGGTATGTTAAAGTATTTCAGAGACACCCGTATCAAATACAAACAACTCGCAGAACAATTCTATGAAACAGATCGTAAGAAGTCTGAGTCATATGGTAATAAACAATTACCGATTAAGATTTTCATTAACTCAATGTTCGGTGCGTTATCTGCCCCTCAGGTTTATGCGTGGGGTGACATGTTTATGGGAGAACAAATTACTTGTACTGGTAGACAATATCTTCGTCAGATGATTAAGTTCTTTATGACCAAAGGTTATGTTCCGTTAGTAATGGATACGGACGGTGTGAACTTCTCTACTCCTGATGATGCGAAAGACAGAGTTTATGTTGGTCGTGGATTGAATTGGAAGGTGAAGTTGGGTAAAGAGTATTATGGACCTGAGGCTGATGTTGCGGAGTATAACGATATCTTTATGAGAGGTGAGATGGCTCTTGATACCGATGGGGTATGGCCGTCTTGTATTAACTTGGCTCGTAAGAACTATGCGGTTATGGATGCCAAGGGTAAGATAAAACTAACAGGTAATAGTATCAAGTCTAAAAAGTTACCTGTATACATAGAAGAGTTTTTGGATAAGGGTGTTAAAATGTTATTACAAGGTGATGGTAAATCCTTCATCGAATACTATTATGAGTATCTACAAAAGATTTTTGATAAGAAAATACCTTTGACCAAAATCGCACAAAGGGCTAAAGTTAAATTAACGATTGAGGATTACAATAAAAGATTGAATACTAAGACCAAATCAGGTAATAGTATGTCTCGAATGGCTCATATGGAGTTGGCAATCCAACAAAACCTTAATGTCAACCTTGGCGATGTTATCATGTATGTTAATAATGGAACAAAGGCTTCTCAAGGAGACGTTCAGAAAATGACCGTAAAACAAATTAAAGATACAAACGCAGTTAATTTGTTTAATAACCCTAAAGCAAAACCGATAACCGATGGTGTGATGGTTAACTGTTATATGTTAGATCCAAACACTTTAGAAAAAAATGCGGAGTTAACGGGTGATTATAATGTTCCGAGAGCAGTTGTGACTTTTAATAAAAGAATTGAACCATTACTTGTTGTATTCAAACAAGAAGTTAGAGATAGTTTAATAGTTGCAGATCCTGCCGAGAGAGGAATTTTTACCACAGTCCAATGTGAATTAATTAATGGTCAACCATTTGAACAAGGTGATCAAGACACATTAGAAGAAGTTTTAACTTTGTCTGAAGGTGAATTATCTTATTGGGATAAGAGGGGATTAGATTGTAATTACATGTACGATCTTGCGGAATCAGATTGGAAAGAAAAGTTGGAGACTAACTTATGATTGTTTTAATCCGTCACTTGAGAGGATATACCAATTACCGTTACAGAATCTAAATTCTATACAAGCCCCTTTGTCGCAAACAATTTCGTCGAACTCTTCATCGATTTTTCCCATGTCAGGAATTATCATAAGACGTGTTAAAGACTTAACGACAACGTGGTCTGTAGATATACTATCTAATTTAACTGTTGAAGATTCGGATCCTCTAACAATAATACATTCTTCACCGTTTGTTTGATAAAAATTTTCACCTGTAACTACTGAAACTTCTGATGTGAATAAAACTTTTCCATTCACTAATCTTTGTGATGGGATTGATTTGATAATTGACATATTAGATTACATATATTTGTCTTGGAAACGCTCTGAACTTCATTTGTTTGTTCAAGTTTTCCGCTAACAAAGCCTCTTTCTCCATTACTTTTTCAGGACGTAAACGCTCAAGTCTAAGTTTCAACTCTTCTTCGAGTTTACTTTTTTCGTCTTTAGCTTCTGTCAGTAGGCTTTGATAGTCCATGGTTATCTCAGAATCAGGAGTTTTTAGGTTACCACTATACTTCCCTCTAACTCTCGCTAAAGTTTCTTTTGAGTATGCGGTAAACCATCTCCTAACCCATTGTTGAGCCGGAACATTTAGGTCTTCCCATTCCAATGTTTCTAAAGGAACATCAGATGGTAGTTTAATAATATCAGGATTTGCTTTAAGACACGCGTCTCTATCTTTTCCCTCTGTATCGTAGTACCAATACCAAACTCTGTAGTTGTTATATCCGATTGTTCCCCAATCAAATCTACCGCCTGGTACGTTGTATAGTTGTAATAATCTTTCTCCGTCAGGTAAACCTGTAATTCTATATGTTAAATCTCCACCATAGATACGGTTCAATATGTTAACTTCCTGTAGACGTAATAACATATCAAATCCTGATGTCATAAGATACGAACCTTGATATCCCATTTGAGCGTAACCCGCACCACCACCTAAACCTGGTGCTCCTGCGAATCCACCACCCCACGGATTAAATAATCCTGAAGTCATTTCAGCTGGTGTGAACCATAAAACCTCATTAACTTCTCTATTTTTTGGGATAACATAGTTTTGTGTATTTGCCGATAGATTGATATAATCTTTCTTCAATACCCAAGGTCCTGATGTTTGTAATCCAACTATTTTAGAATATGCGTAAGTGAATTGATTTTCGAAATCCATTGTTCTTGTAACCAATGCTTTCGCTACAGATTTTTCGTCCATATTAAGGTTAACCAAGTTAACCCACTGACTTTCGATTAACCAATCCAAAGTGTATTGCGTATAGTCTTGTATTGATAACTCCATTAAAGAGTCCAACATTTCGTCTTCCAATTCCACACTACGAAGTGGGGCACCTAATTGGTGTTTAATTCTCGTATAGATTCTGGATCTTTCTGGTTCTCCGATTACTGCCATGATAATATAAATACTTTCTAAAAGTTATTTTATGTCGTACAATAAACCGTCCTTAGGAAACACAAAGTTTCCAGCAATAATGTTAGGTTTTTTGTTGAAAATAAGAACGTTTCTTCCTTTCTGAAAAATTAACCAATCGGTAGTATAATTTTTTACATTACCTGTTCCTTTTAGAGTGATCGTATTTTCTCTATCAATTCTTTCTTTGTAACCCTTGATTTGTGCGGTATGTGTTTTTCCGTTTAGTGTGATTTTAGCGTCGATACCTTTTAACATGTCATCTTCACCACCTAACTCACCTGTTTTTTCAGCGACTTTACCTTTGAAATGTCTGTTGATCATTGCAACTGTAATTTCTTCTCTTTTGTCACCAGCAGAATCAGTGTCAATTAGAGACCTCATCAAATTTTGGAAAGTAGGGCTTTCTCTATCAAAAATTCTAAATTTGAAATAGTCTAATGCTTTTACGAATCTTTTTATTTCTTTATTCTGTTCACTAGGTGATTTACCTATAAAAGTTATTAGATCTTTTTTTGGATCAATTGATTTGATTACCTTGTTAACATCTTTCATAAGAATGCAGAACGCAGTATAGTTTGTATTAAGTTTGTTTAAAACAGATCTACCAGGTTTCTCAAAATTATAAATTCCTGCTAGGTTACCTTGATTGTCTCTATCCGCCCAATATTCACTGAACACCTCTTTCAATATTCTATCAATGGCATTTCTGTATTCCAATTCAATTGGTCTGTTTACATTAAACATCACCCTTATAGCCTCCGATTCTTCAGTACCACACTTTTCAGATTTTTCTTCTGAAAGTATTTGTCTAAACTTAACTGATTCGGCAAGTTTTGTTTCAGTCTTCATTTCGTACATTTTTGAAACGAAATCCCAATTAACTACTTTCCAAAAGTTTGTGATATATTCATCTCTTTTGTTTCTGTATTTCAAGTAGTATGCGTGTTCCCACAAATCAAGACCCAACAAAGGAAATCCTCCACCTTCAATAACATTCATTAAAGGATTGTCTTGGTTTGGAGTAGACATGATTTTTAATTTGTTCTGACTTGTCAAAACTAACCATACCCAACCTGAACCGAATCTTTCTTTAGCAATTGTTTCGAACTCTTTCTTGAAATTATTAAAAGACTTAAATTCCTTCTTTATTTTGGTTTCGAGATCTCCTGTCAATTTCATTGGTTTTGGGGATAACATATTCCAAAACAAAGCGTGGTTGAAAGCACCGCCCGCATTATTCCTAATTGTTTTGTCATACCTTGATATCGATTTTATAATTTTTTCTAAATCAAGATCTCCGTATTTTTTCTTTGAGAGTGCGTCGTTCAATTTATCTACATAGCCCTTATAGTGTTTGTTGTAGTGGAAGTTCATTGTTTCTGGATCAATGAACGGTTTGAGGGCTGAATAAGAATAGGGAAGTTTCTCTATTCCAATTTTTTTCATTTCTGTGATTAACAACTCGGTTTCATGTGTTACGTGGTTTTCTTGTATTTGTTTTTCGAGTTGTACAATCTTCTTTTCTGTTTTATTCATAATATTGGATTATCATATAAATAATCCGTTAGTTCGTTATTGTCTACGTTCGTTAATTTGTTTCATAATTTCTTCTACTAAATCTACATCATTTTTAACATCACCCATAACCGTAGCAATAACTTGTTTTTTCTTGTTGAGTATATCGTAAATAATTCCTTCTATTGTGTTTTCAAATATCGGGTAGTAAACTAAAACATTATTTTTTTGACCGTATCTATAAGCTCGGTCTTCTGCTTGTGAATGATCTGAAGGTAAAAATGAGAGGTCGTTCATAATAACAGCCTCACCAGCGGTGAGAGTAATTCCAACACCAGCCGCTTTTATATTTCCAACAAATACTTTCACCTTATCGTCTTCTTGAAATTTGTCAACACTATTTTGTCTTTCAGGTTTTGACATGGACCCATCAAGTCTTACCGCTGTTTTACCGAAATGTTGGATTATTCTATCTAATGAATTAGTAAAGTTACAGAATATGATAACTTTTTTACCTTGTTCTATTATATTTTCGGCCAACTCAATTGTCTGAATTACTTTTTCTTCCGCAATAACTTGTCTTACTTGAGTGAGTTTTGTGAATTGAACTGTTAATGATTTACTCTCATCAGGATTCTTTTCATACCAATTATAATAATCACCCATTACCTCTTCATATTGTTTCGACTTTAATCTAAGATAAACGGGTGTAATAATTTTATCGGGTAAATCTAACACGTCTTGTTTTAATCGTCTTAGAGTGAGACCTGATGTTCTATCTCTTAGTTCTTCAAGATTACTTGCACCGGTAACATTCCATATTTTTCTACCACCTGCATTAAATTGATATCCACCACAATATCTGATGGCATAAGCCATCCAGTTCTTAGCAACAGGTGAATCAACCAAACTTAATAAGTTGAAATAATCCATTGGTCTTGAGGTCATCGGTGTACCTGTTAATAACCAAAGTCTATCAACTTTTTTTACAAGGTCGTTGATTAGTTTTGTTCTTTGTGCTTGACCGTTTTTAATATAGTGTGCTTCGTCAACGACCACCAAATCAAAATTGGTTCCAAGAATCTTCGAATCAGATTTCTTTTTAACATCATGAAAATTTTTAATAATATCGTAATTTATAATTACAAAGTCGTGTTCTTGACTGAAGTTCTTTCCTTCAGAAATATAAACACTTCTATCTGTATAGTTTTCGATCTCCCTCTGCCAGTTAATTTTCAAACTCGCAGGACAAATAATCAATATCTTTTTTGCTCCACTCTCAAGTGCGGCAACTATTGTTGAGGTTGTCTTTCCAAGACCCATATCATCCGCTAAAATGTATTTTTTGTTTTCAACTAGCTTTTGAACCGCCTCAACCTGATGTGATAAAAGAGGTCTGTGAGAATACTTCTCTAAATCAAGAACAACATTTTTTACTGTATTGTCTTTAATGATTGCTGCTTTCGGTAACCAAAAATCATGAAGTTGTTCGGATTCAAATACTTTACCCCAAATATGAAACGCCTTTTCTTTTTCAGCCAATAATTTCTCAACCCAAACCTTTTCAGGTATCGTGGTGTATAGTTTGTCGTCAGCCAATCTTTGTGCAAAATAGGCATCAAGTATCACCCACTTTTTTGCAACCTTTGGGGGTTTATCGTGATTGTTTATAATATATTCTGACTGACTTCTTGTAGGATAAAATTTCTTATTAAGTTGAGATTTTCTTTTTATTTCAATAATATAATTGTTGGGACCTTCATAAGATTCCAATATAGACATTGCTTTTGATTCTAAACTAATTTCCATTTTAATTAAACAACGTTTGTATGGGTTCTACCATCATTCCAATAATTAATGTCACCGTACCACACAAAGATTTCTTCACCTGATTTTATATTTTTTATAGAGTAAAATTCAAACGTATTATTTTCAAGGTTTGATCTCCATGATGCGTTTGGATTATTGTTATGATTGTAAAGTAATGAAAATCCTGTTGATACTACTTGTTTATCCCAAACATTTGTTCCTTGTGGCCAATTAAATCTATAGTCAATTAATATATGACTTGATTCACCGGTTTTCATACCCATATCAATAATTGGACAAACTTCTAAAATTTCCCCTTCCATAATATCCTCAGACGCAAAAACACCCAACCCATGAACAGGGCTTTTTTCAATATAGATTTTGGTGGGTGGGTTTATCCTCATAAAAAATTTTACTTTAAATATAGTTATAATTAAAGTATTTATCAATATGGAAAAAAAGGTGCCAATAACAAGGTTAGGTAAGTTTTTTGGTGGTGAAGATTTCACTTTGGACATTGACATGGGTGAAGAGTGGTTAGAGGGTGATATGAACTTTACCTTTGTTTTGTATAAAGTTGATAAGTATAAAACCAAAACAGATGATGTTTATGGTGAATCTTTGCAAGACGGAATTCAATATCTACCACCTATCGAATTGAAGGGTATGGTTCAAATTGTGGCACCAACAAATCAAAGACTTGGTAACTCGAAAATTCAACAGTCTGAGCCAGGTAATTTGAGAGTATCTATTTATCAAAGGACTTTAGATGATTTACAAACTGACATTAATTTTGGTGATTATATCGGGTATTATGAAACTGAGAGTCGAGTTAGATATTATTCTGTTAGTGATGACGGGAGGGTTAATTCAGATAACAAACATACATATGGTGGATATAAACCGTTTTACAGAACTATTATCGCAACACCTGTAACATCAAACGAATTTAACGGAATTTAATATGGGATTTCCAAAACAAATAAAAAAACAAATACAATTAGTACCACCTAAAACTCTTTCAGCAAGGAGAGAGCAACTTTTAGAGTATATTAATAAGGACGGTACTTACTTACCTAAATCGGTTTTACATGCTGATTTAGATAAAGGTATGCTTGAATTTGTTAAAGAAGAGTTACGAACTGTAGTTTCAGGTAAAGTTGTTCCAACGGTCGATATTCTTATTACAACACAAAACTGGTCTCAATTAACTGAAACATGGAATTTTGTGGACTTGGATAAAAACGTATCTCCGCCATTTATTACCACAGTTAGAAATCCTGAAGTTAAGTATGGTTCAAACCCATCACTACTTTATACTATACCAAATAGAAAACAATATTATTATGCCACCGTACCAACATGGGACGGTCAAAGAAAAGGATTGGATATCTACACCATACCTCAGCCTGTTCCTGTTGATATTACTTACAGTGTTAAGTTTGTTTGTAATAGAATGAGAGAGTTGAATGAATTGAATAAAAATGTTCTTCAAAAATTTTCATCGAGACAGGCATACACTTTTATTAAAGGACAATATGTTCCGATAATATTACAAAACATTTCTGATGAGTCTGTTGTAGATTTAGAAAAAAGAAAATATTACATTCAAAGTTACGACTTCTTAATGATGGGATATTTGATTGACGAAGAGGAATTTGAAATTAAACCAGCTATATCAAGAACTGTTCAATTGTTAGAAGCCAAAACTTCAAGAGGAGGAAGAAAAAAATCTTACCCTAAAAATCCAAGTTTATTTCCTCTAACATTTAATTTTTCAGCAGGAACTACGGAGTATACAGAAAATTACAAGTATACTGCTGATTTGTCTTTTGAAGGTATGACCAACGTTAGTTCTTGGGATGTTTATATTAATAATGATTTTTATGGATCTGATCTTACTGAAATTCAGTTAACATCGGGTAACAATCTTACTTTGAATATTACACCAACAGACCCTTCGTCTGATTCTCAAATCGTCTACATTGCAAGATTAATTTAATCTTCTCCGTACAAATCAGTTTTTTCTTTACACTTTTCCATAATTAAATTTTCAAGAAACTTGTAAATTTTCAAACCTCTTTTATCACAATACTTTTTAAGTGCATTATGTGAGTCAATTGAGATTTTGATGTTCTTTATCTCTTTTGTCGTTTTTGACGTTGTTTTCATGGGCAGAAAAAAGGCAGAATAAAAGCGCCTAATTTATAAATACAATATAAAGAGTAAAGTTTTTTGTCTTTAATTTAATATTTATGTATAAATAAATCTGAACAGAATTTTTAAATAATGGCAACAGCAAGTAAAGTATTCGTTTCACCCGGTGTATACACAACAGAGACCGACCTATCATTCGTCGCGCAAAGTGTTGGTGTAACTACATTAGGGTTAGTAGGGGAAACCCTAAAAGGCCCTGCCTTCGAACCAATTTTCGTAACGAGTTTCGACGAGTTCACAACTCTTTTCGGTGGTACATCCCCTGAAAAATTTGTAAACACACAAATTCCTAAATATGAGGCGGCGTATATCGCAAAGTCTTACTTACAACAATCTAACCAATTGTTCGTAACTAGAATATTAGGATTATCAGGTTATGATGCGGGACCTTCTTGGTCTATCACCACTATTGCTAACGTGGACCCAACAACAGTTGGTGTTAATGTTACAACAGGAACAGCATTTGAAATGGACTTCTCGGGATCAACGGGAGGAACTGTTAACATAACACAAGATACAACTCCTGATGTTATTTGGGATGATTTTGGTTTACAATATCAACTTGAGAATGGAAATTTATCCACTTTACAAGAAGACATTTCAACACAATTAGTTGATATTTTCAGAGATACAACATTATCTGGAACAAGTGCTTATGTGTTTGGTTCGTTATCAGGTACGGTATACAACGAGTTAATTGCTGATGGTATTACTGGTTTAACAAACGTGTTTAGTTGTAATAACATGGATCTTAATTCTGCTGATTTAACATCAGACGATAATGATGTTTGGTATTACGCAACATTCGTTAACCAAGCTAATAACGGTTATTCAGGTTATTCATTCTACACATCAATATCGGCACTTAACAGTTTAGGTAGTGGTAATTTTAACGGATCATTATCAGGTCAAATGTTCACATTCTCTGGTACTGCGTTCTCAGAATATAATGATGTTGTTGTTGCAACTTTAAGATCAAGAGGTATTAGTTTATACAATTCAACAAGTGCTGGACCAACATATCAAGTTACAGGATTAACTGACGTTGGAATTAGCACCGTTGGTTCTTATTCTGCGATAACAAGAAATCCTTTCTCAACTTTCGCAATTACTGGTACAACTGTAGAGAATGAGAATTTCTCATTTGAGACTTCTCTTCAAAACTCAGATTCTGAGTACATTACAAAGGTGTTTAGTGTAAGTAACTTTGCTAAATTAAGATTTGAAGTTCCATTATTTGTTGAAGAGGTTTATCAAAATATGTTAAATTATGCATACAACAAAGGATATATTCGTGGAATAAATGCTGAGTTGGTTGCTTTACCTGAAGCAAGAGGTGGAGACACATCTTCAATTGCAAATAACTTATTCCAATATCAAAGTCCTGAAACTCCATTTGTTGTTTCTGAACTTAGAGGTAATAAGGTTTATAATTTATTTAAATTCATTTCGATTTCTGACGGTGATTCTGCAAACATAGAAGTTAAGATTTCTATAATGAATATGTCATTCAATAATAGCACATTCGATATCATGGTTAGAGATTTCTTTGATACTGATGCTAACCCTGTAGTTCTTGAAAAATTCACGAACTGTACTATGGATCCTAACAGTAATTCATTCGTAGCTAAAAAGATAGGTTCTTCTGATGGTGAATATCCACTTAACTCAGCATTCATTATGATTGAGTTATCTGATGAATACCCTGTAGATGCATTACCTTGTGGATTTGAAGGTTATATTATGAGAGATTACTCTGGTGATATTTTATCTCCAGTTCCTGTTTATAAAACAGAATATAATTTCCCTGGTCAAGTTATCTATAACCCTCCTTTCGGTACGACTAACGG